CTCTTTCCCCTACTTGTAGGGCTTCTCGTACCATGTTTTCCACTTGGTCGTATGATTCGAAATCTCCCTGAGTGATTATTTTTTGTGCCTTATCCATTGCCTTTTGAAGTTCTTGTTGTTTACAAAACTTCAATGCCTTTTCTTGAACAAACACGCTACCATCAAACGGCGCATTTTGGATTTGTTTCAGAGTATCTAAAACAATCTTTAAGACAAGTTCTTGAGAAATTTCTGATTTAGCAATTTGTTCTAAAGTGTCAAAAGTTGGTGTTGATTGATATTTCCCATAATATTCTCGAATCATTTGAACAACAATTTTAAAGTATTTGTTGTCAAAATATGAGGGTTCTAATACATCAACAATGGACTGTGCGAATTCTTTATCTACGATAATTTGGTTTAAAAGTTGGATTTGAAATGTATTACCGAGATAGTCAAAATTCTTAGTCATATAATTGTGTGTATTCATTAAATATTACTTAGACAAGTCGTATTCCAAGTACTCGTGAGATAAATTCTCACCTGAAAAAATGTCAGTTAATCCTTTCAAAATATTTTTTAGGCTGGGGCGTACATCAACCGTATATCTGACTTTTGGAGGGAAAAGTTTACCATCGAAAATTCTGTGAAAAATTTTTTCTTCACCTAATTTGACATACATATGGAAGTTCTCAGGACCATCAGTATTTGATGTGTTAAGAACCTCAGGGTCCAAGTAAATTGATTCTTGGTTGTCTAACATGTATGTGATAGTTTTTAGCTTTAAATCTTGAACTAAGTCATCTTCAACTTGTTGCATAAATTCAACAAGGTCTACAGAACGACCAGCTTTTGGATTGTAGTTTCTTACATTGTAGAATCTTTGAACTACAAAATTATCGTTAAGAGTCAAAAGGAACTCCATTTTGGTAATTGATTCTTCTTTCATAATTGATTTTGATTAGATTGATTAAATTTTCTTTTTTCTTTTCTTGTTAATTTTAAAAATGGTTTTAAGAACTCAACGAACGCTTCGTCATTCTTAGGGAGATACTTAAAGAATCCATCGTTCATCATCATTGATATAATATTCTTCCTGTCTCGACCTTCAGGGTCTAAACTCTCTGAGTAATACAATGTGACAACTTCTTGACCCTCTACAGTTATCATAGGATTAGATAAGTCCATAATCCTTTGATTAATTGAGTAAAATTTATCCCCGAATTCACCATCTTTTGTTTGACCATTTACGATATTTTTTAAAACATTGAGTTTATTATCTTCTTTAATTAATCTCTTTGTTCTTGTTAAAATATCATCAACATTAAGTGTTGTTTCAAGTACCTCAGGGAAAAATTTTACAAAAGTTTTTTCCCCTAATCTTGCAATACCTTGAATGTTATCACTCTTGTCCCCCATAAAAATTTTTACGGTTAAAATGTTTTGATGGGGAATATAATAATCTCCAAACTTCACCTTGTCACCCATACGGTATGTGTATCTTTGAAGGGGTGAATAAAGACTTGTCGTATCATTAATTAATTGCAATAAATCTTTATCTGAGGAAAAGATAAATTTGTTTTCGTCAGTTGCCATTTGACAGTAAAACGCAATTAAATCATCCGATTCGTTTTCCTCGACTTCAATTTGTCTCACAAAACACTCTTCAAGATATTGTTTTACTCTATCTTTTTGTGTATGGTATGACTCAAGTTTTTCCTCGGTCATATCATTTTTACGATTTAATTTGTAGTTAGGATATATTTCGCGTCTATACTTGAAGTTTTGCTTTCCGTCCCAAAATACGATGACTTTATCGTACTCGTTGTCGACCAGCTGTCGACGGAGAGTATTAAGGAAGTGAAAGACTCCCCCAATATGATTCCCCTCGACAAATAATTCTCGGACTCCGTGGAATCCAATTTTGAATAAATTATCTCCATCTACTAATAAAGTTTTTATCACTTCTGTGATTTTAAATTGTGAATACCTTGTTGTCTTTTTTAATTATCTTCTTTTTCTTCTTTCAAATCAAAATCACCGTCAGTACCAATAATTTCTTTCCAATATTCTGCATGTTCTGTCTTATACTTTTCAATAGAAGTCTTTTCTTCTGCAGCTTCTTTACCCGCTAAAAACCCGTGTGGCGTTACAATTATTTTACCATCCTCATAACCCAAACCATTAATGTGATTTTTCATTACAGATACTTTGGTTCTAATTGCAAACTTGACACTTCTTTTATCTTTGGTTGCCGTAATTTTGTTTGTACCCGATTCTTTTTGATTACCAAATAAAAACACCAAAGATGAATTTAACCAAATTGCCTCACCACCCTTACTTTTAATTTTAGGTTGACCAAATGGATTGTCTGGGAGACTCACCCATGGTTGATTAATTATAACTAAAGTATTTTCAAACTTTGATTCAGACTTCCGACTTCCTGAAATACGCTGGTTGATACCCATCCCAATTTTATCGGCCAATACACCAGCATTCTGCATTTTTCCACCTCGTCCTTCGTAAGTCATCTTACAAGGAACTGAACCAACTGAGTCCCATAGAAATAGTAAATTATACTCCAATTCACCCTTTTCCTGTGCGTCGAGTAAGGAATTAATATAATCAGTGATTTCCTCAATATAATTAAAACCATTATTGAAAATAAAAAAACCATCCCAATCAATTTCTCCAGTTGTTTCATCAACAACTTCTTCACATTGAAGCCCCATAAGACGAGCATGTTCGAAACTCCACTTCTGTTCAGTAATAATAAAGACAGGGAGGATTTCTTTCTTTTGTGAATCTACCGCAGTCTTAACTAACGCAGTTGTTTTTCCAGTGTCTGAGTGACCTAAGAACATATTAATATGCCCAATCGCAGGTCCCGGAAGACCACTCGCGTCCAAAAAGTCAGGACCTAAATCAAAAAATCTTTGAGGTTTGTATTTTGCCGAAGTAGAGTATTTCTTCTTAAAAGAAGAAAAATCAGTTGTTTTCTTTATCGCCATTATATTTCCAAAATTCTGTTAGTACTTGAAGCTTGTCACTTGCATTTGCCAACTTCTCCACCATATTGTCCATTTCTTCCAAAATTTGTGGATGTTCACCAATACCGGCAGCATTTTCAAGATAAATCATTAGAGTTGCTTCCGCCTCCAATATTTGAGCCTCATACTTTTTTTTGAGACCATCGATTGTTTTTTGTCTTGTTTCTTTTGTCATATTCTAAAGAATTAAAAGGGTGGAGTTTCCCCCACCCAACTAACTTAAATTAAAATGGTAAATCTTCATCAGGAGTAGCGTTCGCTTGCGGGTCTGTGTAGTTAGAACTACTATTTGATGAACCCCCGAATGATTCGGTTGCTTCGTCATCAGAACCATAAACATAACCACCCTTGTCAGAATCCCAACGAGGCACTTTGCCTCCAGCAATTGCTTCCAAGTATTCGACTGGTTTCTTAGAATAGACATCAAGCCAAGTTAACTCGTCATTGACCCATGAGTCCATAGTTGTCTTGTCTTCGTGGATAGCTTGTGGGTCGTCATACATAATTGTTGAAACGGTCGTGTATGCAGCACCCTTTGGGGTTTTTTGTTTGGTGAGTTCAATGATGAGGTCACGACCTTTTTCAGGGTCTGTAATATCACCTTTATTACGCCAAATAGGGATAATCTTATCGAGAATACCTTCGTTTTTGTAATTGTGCTTGAATCTCCAAAACTTTACACCGTCCTCTTCGTGGTCACGGTCGATAACTTTTACAATGTAAAATTTTCGTGATTTATATTGTTTAGCCAACTCCTTGTCAGAGTCCCGTCCTGTTGACATAAGTTCTTCGTAAACCTCATTCAAAGGTGAACGCTCATTGTCATTTTTGCCTGGGTCGTAAAACTTTTGCCATTTACCACCCACTTGAATCTCGTGATACCACGCCTCTTTAAAGGGTGAACCACCATCTTGTGTTGGAAGAATTCGAACACGGCGTGTTCCTGAATTCGACTTATCGTCCAAAATAAGAGCGAAGTATTTCTTCATTCTCTCGTCCTGAGACATTTTTCCTTGGCCAACATTACTGTTTTGTTGGGCCTTTTCGTATTGTGCAAGTACTGCGTCTAATGAACTCATAAAAAAAATTAATTTAGGTTAGTGTTAGAAAGATATAAAATCATAGTTTAATAGTCAAATAAAATAAAAAAGGTTGTGTTTCCACAACCCTAATAATAGTAATCTTTTTCAAAAATCAAAACTTATATGGTAATTGATTTTGTTGGTTCAAACCGAATGTCTTCTTAATTTCAGCAGGACTGATGTCCTCAACCTCGTCACTTGTTAAGATATACTCGTGTTTTCCCGATTTTTCCCAATCTTCTTTCTTGTCGTCAAAGAAATCTGAGAGTTTTTTGTTAAATGGTCCTGAATCAATAGTTCTAAGTTCTAATTTTTCCTCAGCGGATTTTGGTCTGAATTTCTCAAGTTTTGCCTCAATGTCATTTAACTTGTTTACCAAGTTATCCATGTCCGATAGTTTTGACTCTAAATTTTGTAGATATCCAAATAAATTGTCGAAATATTCTTCTTGTTTGTTTTCAATATTTTTCTGAGCACTTACCAATTCGGTGACATCTAATTCTTGAGTTTCAGTTTCCTCGGTGGCACCACCTTTACTGTCAATTTTTTTTACTTCAGTATCGGTTGCTAAATCAATCTTTTCAGGTGTTCCTGTCGGAGCCACTTCAGGGTTTGCAACATCCAAATTATCTTCAGGCTCTGCGGGCCCTTCTAAACCTGGTACAATATTTCCAGCCGCTTGCTCGGAAATATAGTTATTGATTCTATGATGTCTTTGAATTTCTTTTAATATTTTTTTGTCGATAGCCATAGGATTATCCGTTTAATAACTGTTTAATTCCGTTTGGTGTTTCTACACGAACTCTACGATTAAGAGTTACATCGTGACCGGCTCTTTCTATAAGACCATCTCTTTCTCTGACGGTATAGCAATCTCCAGTGTCCAAGTCACAAACTTGTTTGGTACCATCACCATTATCTTTTTGTGAGATTCTGGTTTGTTTACCCAAATACTGGTTCAACATTGAATTAATATCCATAATTCTTTTTCTTAATAAATATACAACCAATAAGAATAATCACTTTTTAGGTACAAGTGGGTGTGACTGTATTAATTACATTTATGTTATTCGGTGCAGGTATCGGTGTTATTGTTGGTGTGAATATTTGAATTGTGGTTGTAAGACCAAGTTGTTTTGCCAAATTTACCGCAGTAATCAGATTAAGTTGAAGTGTGGTATTTTGTGTCTGTGAGGTACCTCTTGGATATGGCCAATTCTGTAAGAAATATGTTTCTATACTTTTTTGTCTGATTTCCCCCAACGAGTTTGTTACTCTATCTCTAACAAAATTGATGTAACCAAGTGCAGAATCAAACACCGCAAAAGGCATTGAAACTTCTGTGGTGTTCTCGGTTTTCATTTTTCTACAAGCGTAAGTTCTTAAGAAGTATCTGTCCGCGGTTGCCCCGTAATCGTAGTTAAGAGTAATCTTACCATAGTTGTTATTTGATGACACAAACTTGTTCTCAACACCTGTTGAGGCAAAAGACAGAACAAAAATTACAAACTTAATATCCGCATCGGTAGTTGATTGATTCAATAACGAAACAAACCCTGCGGTGTTTAGTGAGGTACTAACACCAGCAATTGATTCATAACCTAAAGTATTCAAGTATGGTTCCTCGAGAACTTTGGACACACAAGAGTTTTGAGTGTCACCACTTGTACGAGTATCCGTTGATAGGTTAGCGTTGTTACCTTGAGTAGTGGTTGTAGTTGTCCCCCTTGAAGTATCTTTTTGTTGTTTTACATTCTTGAGTAGTTTAGTAACCAAGTTCTTGTTAATACTCTGTAGATACCCATCAAGGACAGGTAATGTAAAAATACTTTGTCTGACACCATTAAACTTTGTTTGGAAGGTACCAGGAGCAATCGTATGTTGAACATCTGTAATCATATAAGACCCGTTGAATAGGGGTACATGTCTCAAATTGAAATACATCGTTGGTTGAATGAGTGCATTACCAAAAGAGATAACTTCACACTCATAACTCATATTCTTGTATATGTTGTACAATGACACATTTTGAGTTGCGGTGGTCCTTCCCGCAGCACTTGCCGACATCAAATTGATTTGTTGAATTGATTCAGAAGTTGCTTTACCCCCATTTTGAGAAATACTAAATGAGTAAAATACATTTTGATTTCTTGTTCCAATATCAACATTAAATCCTACAACCCTGTTAGATAATGCCCAATCAGTTTTGTTTGTTTGGTCCTCAATTAAAGGATTCAACTGTGATTCTCTTAAATCAAAAGCATCACTTCTAAACATATAGTTTTTGTTTTCACTCTGCATGTCTAAGTAAGTCGAAGGTCTTTCGGTATAGAAACAAACCAATTTTGGTCCTGAGTTTCTGTAATCCACATTCAAGAAAGTACCCCACATACTATTGGCAAAATCGCGTCCAGGTTCTATGTTCGGTTGTGCGGTGGCAGATACTTCTTGTACATTATAAAAATTTACATATGCCGGCATTGGCATTACCGAGAAATGGTTTTCAGTGAGTATACCACTAATAAACACAAACACGCTCATGTTGTAATTGAGATTGTCAGGGTTTACTAATTTCTGTAAATTAAAAATATCCAAGATAATCTTATCACCCACATTTCGTGAAGCTCTATCTAAGAACAAAATGTCCTCGAACAAAGTTTGGTTTGTGTAATCTGAACCCGCAATCCATTTATCGTTAAGGGCTTTAAAAGTCTCGTATAACTCAACCTTACTTTGTTTAGAATCAAACTTAGATTGAATTGTTCTCTCAGGGAGTTCAGTAATATTCGGTAATTCTCTTCTTATTAGAGTTAAAGTATTATTTAAAGCCGTGTTTTGAAAATTTAAATTTACCGATAAATAATTTTGAACTGATTGTGCAAAACTTGTGCTGGTAATTGACGGGTCATCGAGTTTTTGTGTTGCATACATCTTAATCAACGGAGCCAAGAACTCTACATTTTGTTGGGTAAATGCAATGTCGTTATCAACAAAGAAATCCGTTAGGTATGACCCCCCATTTGTGTATTGTAATTCAGGAATTTGTGAGAACCCAACATTTTCTCTCAAAGCAATCCAAGCCGAAGGATTATCAATCTGTGACTGAACTAATGTTGTTGTACCCCCCACGGTGGGTAAAGACCCGACAACATAAGGTTGAAACGGAATTGGGTCAACGACAATGTTATTTCCTGTGATGTATGTCAGATAAGAATCGGTTTCTCTTCTTTTGTATTGTGTTGGGTTACCAATTCTAAGTGCAACATCAAATTCCATAAGATTTTGAATCTCACTCATTGACTTAGAGAATTGGTCATCGATAACTTTTTTAAATAGGTCTTCTTGGGACGCAAATGTTACGGGTAGGGGGACACTCATTAGTTCTCTAAAGAGAAGTTGAAAGTTTCTGTAGGATTCGTTTGTTGAGTTTCCTTGTGGACTTACCCCCCTTGTAGATGCAGTTGCTTCATCGATAATGAAGTCACCATCTCCCACTTGTGTGTCAAAATTAAGAACTGACTGAGAAAACTTAAGATATTCCCTTTCGAATAGGTCGAGTGTCTGTTTTTCAAATGTCCCAAGTAAGTCATCTATTTTCGAGTAATTGTCAGAAACTAAAGCACTTGTTGTGTTATTAATCAATCTAAATGGTGCGACATCCCCCAACAATGGAATTAAGTTTATGTATGCGTCATAGTCAGGCCTTTGAATATCGGTTGTGTCCAAATATCCGTAGTTCGGCATCTTCCAAAAAGTTCTTACCGAACCATTATACAGGGAAGGGTTGTTAATTAGGTCCTCAGTTAACACACCCGCTTGATTGAATGCAACCTCACGAAACTGATTTTGATTGGTACCAAATGAAGGAAGGACATAATAATTTGTTTTCGGAGTAGAGGGGGGTGTATTACAAACCAACTGATTTGGATTAGAAGGTTCTACCGTATCTGGAATAATTGAACTGTATGTGTTAAGGTTTACTATTCTTTCTAACCCTGTTGTATCAACTGTTGAAACAAAGATATTTGACTCCGATAGGTTTTGTACTTTGAACCCTTGAGCCAAGGACTGATTGATTTCACTATCGGTATAGTTGGTCCAAAGGTCTACTCCATTTAGGAAGTAATTAAAATCATTAATGGTCTTTGGGTAAAATCCAATTTGAAGTTCATCGTATTGCGTTGTGCCATCGAATTCGGTCTCTTGAAGGGTGATTGTACCCACTCCGTTAAGGGTGTAACTGGTGGTTGTTGAACCACTAACGGGGTCATAGTTGTTAATGTAATCAAAGTCAGTCCATATGGGACTCAAAATATCTTGTCCTGTCTGAATAAACTCCTTGTATCTATGCCAAATAGAACCACACTTTAGAATCCACACATATGGCAGTCGGTGTACTGCACCGAATTTCTTCATACTCGCAAATATAAAGTCAAGTGGGATTGCCGAATCAAAGGTCTTGTACCTTTCCTTAAGAGTCGCCAAGGGCAATGAATTAAGGAAAAGATATGCGGCTTGTTTGTAAGGAGCATTTACACTGTTCTTTTGATTTTGAACACCATACTGAATAGCATTGATAAAATATGGTGTGTTCAACATCGAAGTTGTTGTACGACCAATTGTTCCTAATTGGTTTGGAACAAACCCTTCCGTTGGTAAGAGTTCCGATGCTCCTCTACCTAAGAAGAACTCTGTCAGTCCGTCTCTTAAATTGGGGGATTGAACCTCCAAATAAGAAAATGTCGTAACAGGTCTAATTGATGTCTTTTCCAAAGCATCTTCAAAGTTTGTTATCAAGTTTTTCGGACCGTATACCTTGTATGTTCTTGTGGTGTTAAACACACGATTGTAATCACCGGTGAACAAGTAGTTGTTTAGATAGGTTGCGTTCCACAGAGTGTCTGTAAAGGGGTATGTGTCAGTTATTTGAGGTAGGTTGGTATTGGTAGTTGAGAGAAGTTGCTCAAGATACTGAATCTGTGGTAATGAGAAGTTTTGAGTTTGAACAGATGTTGATAAACTATTCATCGGTAATATCGACGAGCTGTTGTTTATCTCATCTCTCAAATATCCTGTAATGTAAAAATCCCGAATAAAGTTGTTCCAATCCCTACCCGTTCCATCATTGGATATGGTAGATAGGAATTCTACATAATTGTTAGCGGTAAGTGGAAAGTTTTTTAACTTTAAAATGATATAGGGAGCACTAATTCCCAAACTTGAAACAATATTGTTGGATTCTACATTTGAAACAAGTTCTGAGACACCTGTCTCCAATGGTGTCCCAACCACTCTTCCGAGCCCTGTATATCTTGGGTATATGAAACTTCTCTCGTAAATTTCATAGAAAAATCTTACTTCTTCTTTGTTGAGGTACGCAAAGTTTACATACGGGAACTCAAGAGCATTGATGTTTAATATTGAGGTCACCTGTCCACTATTTTCTAATGGAGGTTGAGTAATAGAAGGTTGGAACTTCTGAGCGACGCCTTTGAGGTATTCTTCAACAAATTCTACCTCAGGCCATTTGTCGTAAAGATAACCCTTTGTAAGATTTACAATTGATGGGTCACCAGGATACGCCAACTCGTATCTGTTTTTTTGTGGGTTAAAGTTCCCACCAGCAACACCAGCACCGGTAATGTTATTTTCAATAAAAACTTGTGGCCATGGGTAGACAGGTTCTTCAGAGCTTCGTGCTGCGTCAGATGCGTTAGCCGCATACTGAACATTTCTACCCGTGTCAGAATTGGGAACCGTAGTTGAATTATTAAACACAACACTTCTTCTGACAGGGTCCGTTCTCACATCCCACGACTTTCTATGAACCTCATCCATCAATCTGATAAAGGCTTCGGTAGATGCAAACATAACCGCCATCACATTTCTTACCGTTGGAACAAAACCTAATCCATTTGTAGAGGCAATTGTCTCAGCTAACTTTGCACTTATTTCAGTCTCGAGATTCGAGACCTTATTGTCCAAGTCAGCTTGCATGGTTCTAATTAAAGTATCAAATCTACCAAGTCCCTCGAAGATGAAAAAAGGTTTTTTAACCTCTTTAATACCCTGAGGAGTTATTTCTACGGTGATGTTAAATTGATTCTTTAAAAGTTGCACAAAAAAATCCGCAGTCTGTCCTGATGTTGGATTAACAATCCCTGTCTGTTGTCTCAGAGTCCGAATAACATCGACTTGGCTTGGGTCAATTGTTGCAATAAAAGTTTTTTGAGTGATAGAGTTATCAATCTTCAAATTTTTAACCCCCCTTGTCTCACCAAAGGTTCTGTTCTCATTTAATCTTAAATTAAATGAATCAACCTCAGCCTTTAGTTCTGTTAAAGCTTGTTCTCTCTGTTGAGGACCCAACTCTGTTTTAAAACCAAAGACAATTGTCTCATCCTTTAAAACATACGGATTTGGATTGATGTATTTTGTAAACCATGAATTTTTATCACCCCTTACCTTTTTGAAGTATTCATCCAAATATTTTCCATAAGAAGTTGCATCGGTTAAAGGTTGTAAATCCGCCTTACCCTTAAACTCATCTAACAAATCTTGTTCGAGGTGTTGAAGTTTGTAAGCCATCTCAGTAACGGTGATTTCAGGGAAATCAAGAGGAATCAACCCCTTAGCCTTGTACTCACCGTACATCTCTTTAATTTTTTGCATCCCCCTCTCAGAAATGGTCTCAATACTCGTTTGAGTACTCGACACCGTAGCATCACCCGTTAGGTTACCCTCAGACAACGCTTGGTTGATAACACTCCTATCTTGAAGACCAACATCAGTTTGTGTGATGTTGAAGGTCTTGCTGTACATGTGAGGAGTAGCAATCAAATGTCCTAAGGAAATTTCGTTGAGGATATTGTATTTGTATCCGTAAAACTGACAGGTGATTTGGTAGTTACCGCTAAAGGTGTTGAACCTCGCATCAAACTTGTGAAGATTTAATTGATATCTAATGGCTTGTCCGTACCATCCCTTCATTGTCAGGTAAAAGGGGGGATATGGTAAATTAAAAAATGCAGCATAAGGTGATTGGTCGCCAGATTCGAATAACGCTTTACCCTGTATGTCTTCTAGTTCTATTGTTACTTCAGGTATAAATGACATTGTGGTTCTTACTTGAATACTAGTAATACCAAGTAAACCTGGGTCTATTACTCTACCTCTGTTGTCCGTTGCAGTGAATTGCTTGTAAAACTTTTGTCCATTTTGGTCGTTACTAACAACTGTTTCATATCTCTGTAGTCTTGCTTTACCTTGATTAGAGTTTTGTCCCGTTAGGTCGTCATAGTAACCAGTGTTGAGAAACTCATCATCATTTGGTTTAAGAAAATTAATTGAGGCAATCGAAATTGTTCTAAGGTTGTCTTGTGGGGTACCTCCGATGGCAAGTTTTGTTCTTGGCAGAACTTGTGCCTCCAAGTTAGCATACATAACTAAATTTTCGTGGTCAACGACTCTTTCCTCAATAATGTTTTTTCCACCATTACCAATTCGTGAAGTTTTGTTGGGGTCTAC